ATATCAACTCGGAGGGGTCTTAACGGACCTCTCCACTTTTTTAAAGGAATATAATGAGTTTATACGAGAATATAAATAAAAGAAAAAAAGAAGGTACAAGTAGACCTAAAAGTAAATCTACAATAACTTCTAAAGCTTATGCAAATATGAAAGCAGGTTTCCCAAAAAGAAAAAAATATGGACATGGTGGCAAAGCAGAAGCTATGCCTAAAGCAAAACCTTGTTAAAGGAATTATAAATGGCAACAACATATCTAGATATAACAAATGAAGTATTAAGAGAACTCAATGAGATTCCTCTTACATCTGCAAACTTTGCAAACGCTGTAGGCTTACAACAGTTTGTAAAAGATTCAGTAAATAAATCTATATTTGATATTGCAAATGCCGAACCTCAGTTACCATTTTTTGCAGTAGGCGAAAGTGGAGCAACTGACCCTTTTTATGGTAATGTTACAGTAGCTACAACAGCAGGTACAAGATGGTACGAATTAAAAGCTAGTAGTTCTAACATTGCTAACGACTACGCTTCTATTGATTGGGATGATTTTTATATTACTACAATTAATGTAAGTGGAGAATCAGCACCTTATGTGTCTAAAGGATTAAAGTTTATGACTTTAGCTGATTGGAAAAGATATTATAGAGATTCTGAAAATGCAGATGATGCAGACACACAAAATCATGGAGAACCAAAATTTATAATTAAATCTCCAGATAGTAGGAAGTTTGGATTAAGTCCAATTCCTGACAAAGTTTATAACGTACACTTTTATGCTTTTGATAAACCAACAAAGCTAAGTGCACATGGAGATACAGTAATATTTCCAGAACAATATGTCAACGTAATAACATCTAGAATGAGATATTATGTATGGCAATTTAAAGAAAGTCCTCAACAAGCAGCTTTTGCTTTAGATGACTATAAAAAAGAATTAAGACAGATGAAATCTAATCTTATGAATCCAACACCTAAGTATATGACAGACGATAGGAGATATTTCTAGATGGCAGGTTCGCAACCATATACCGTTGCATGTGCTGGTGGTTTAATTAAGTCTTCCAACTCAATAGACTTACTTAAGACTCCCGGTTCAGCTAGAGATTTAAAAAACTTTGAAGTCTCTATAGAAGGTGGATATAGAAGAATTAATGGTTACACTAAATACAAAGTAGGAGATGTAACCCCTACACAACCAACAGGAGCTTCTACAACTATTCTAGGAGTTTTCCCATACGCAGATGGTGTTATATGTTGTGCAGGTACAGCTATTTATTTTAGTGTTGATGGAGCTACTTGGATAGATATAGGAAGAGCTTCTGTATCTGGTAGTGGAGATAACTATAGTACCTTTACAGGTAGAAGTACTCTTACTAGAACAGGACAAGGACAAGCAAGTTTTGTAATTTTTGAAGGAGCTACTTACGACTACGGTGAAGTTATTATCTCAGATGGAGCTAATAAGCCTTACAGTTTTAGAATGGAAGGTACTGGAAGTTTAACATCAAGAACATTTTTTAGTTCAGAAGTTACTGTTACAGGTACAAAAGGTGTTAAGTTTTTAACAGTACATGACCATCATTTAATAGCTGCAGGAGTAGAAGATAACTTAGATAGTGTTTATTATAGTGTGTACAATGACCCTACAGATTTTAGTGGGTCTGGTTCAGGTGCAGTAACTATATCAGACCAAATCGTAGGTATTAAAAGTTTCCGTGATGAATTATTTATATTTTGTAAAAACAGTATACATAAACTTATAAATATAAACAACAGCTCAACCATAGCTGTAGTACCTGTAGCCGAAAACGTAGGTTGTTTAAGTGGCTATAGTATTCAAGAGATTGGTGGTGACTTAATATTTTTAGCACCAGATGGACTAAGAACAGTTGCTGGTACTGCAAGAATTGGTGACGTTGAATTAGGAACTGTTAGTAAAGCTATACAACCTTTAGTAACAGACATAGCTACAAAGATTGACACGTTTATTATAAGTAGCATGGTTATTAGAGAAAAATCTCAGTACAGATTATTCTATACAAATACAAGTTTCTCTAATAATGTACAGCGTGGAATTATAGGAACATTAAGACCAGACGGATTCCAATGGTCAGAAACAAGAGGAATAGAGTCAACAGCTTGTAACTCAGGATTTGATAACAATACAATAGAAAGATATTATCATGGAGATACAGATGGCTATGTACACACACATGACTCAGGATTTACTTTTGATGGTACAAAAGTTTTAGCAAGATACGAAACACCTGACTATGATTATGGTGACTTAGGAACTTTAAAAACTTTACATTACCTAAAAGTATCTTGTGGTACAGAAGGACAAGTAGAGCCTGATGTACAAGTTAGATTTAATTATGGTGATACAAATACAGCACAACCTCCTACACTATTTGATTTAGGAGTTATTAATCCACCATCTAAATTTGGTGATGCTGTATTTAACTTAAACACCTTTGGTGGTGGTGAGAACCCACTTATAAGAGTACCACTATTAGGTAGTGGACACAGTAACAATTTTACATTTATTAGTGAGGACACCAAAGCCCCTTACACAATTAACGGTTTATACGTAGACTATATACCTTCAGGCAGGAGATAACAAATGGCAATAACAAAAGTTTCACCGGGATTACTAGATTTAGATTCTGGTATAACTATTACTGTAACAGATAATTCTGATAACCTTACTTTAGTATCTACAGATGCAGATGCTAGTGTTGGACCTAACCTTAATTTATATAGAAACTCAGGTTCACCTGCTGATTCAGATGTATTAGGAGTTGTAACATTTAATGGTCGTAATGATAATTCTCAAGATGTTATTTATGCTAGACAATTATCATACATTACAGATGCTTCAGATGGAACAGAAGATGGTACATTTAAATTACAAACAATGGTTGGAGGAACTATTAGAGATAGACTAAACATTACACCTTCTGAAATTAATTTAAATGAAGATAGTCAAGATGTTGATTTCAGAGTTGAATCAGATGGCAACGCTAATATGTTATTTGTTGATGGTGGTAATAATAAAGTAGGCATAGGAACTGCGAGTCCATCATCAATATTACACATAGAGGGTGATACAAATTCATATGCAGCAGCACCAATTTTATATTTTGGTAGCACAAGCACAGCTAATGCAGCAATAAGAGATTGGGCAATAGGTCCTGCCGATGATGCGTATGGTAATTTTCATATCTTTAGAGGAACAAGCACAGGCTCAGACCCTATTGGTAACGATGGTAGAGTTTTTACTATAGCGAGTGCTGGAGGAGTTAGAATAGGAGATAGTGTTGGTACAGGTTATGCACTAACTGCTGATATAGGAACTCAATATGGTGCTATTATTCAAACAACAGAATCTACACCTTCAGCTAATCCAGCTTTTTGGGTAAGGCTAGATGATGATGGTTCAGTTGAAGAATTATTTAGAGTTCAAAACAATGGTTTAGTTAGAGCAAAAAATGGAATACATTTTGGTACTGACACAGCAGCAGCTAACGCACTTGACGACTATGAAGAAGGTACTTGGACTGCTTCTGCTGGTAATGGAGAAATAACCATGAGTAGTGGTAGTGGAGAATATACAAAAATTGGTAATGTTGTTTATTTTACTTTAAGTTTAAAGATTCGCCAAAATTCAAGCTCATCAAATCAAGTACAAATAGCTGGATTACCTTTTAGTGGTACTGGTGGTATTCTGCAATTTACACGCTTTGAACCAACAGGTATTGCATATCAATGGATTAATGGTGATATTTCAGGAACATCAATTTATTTTACAAGACCAGCAGGTACAGCACCGGGAACTTCAGGTGGCGTAAATAATAACGCAGGACAGGTTTTAGAAGTTGATGATATAAGTACAACAACCAATGATGCATTACAGGGTGTAACTGGTTTTGGTTGGTACAAAGTTTAATAACCAATATACCTAGTGAATAACAAAACAGATTTTAACGAACACGAAAGTGTAAACCGAGTACGAAAGTACTCATATTTATAAACCTTATATCTAGTGGATGCTAGATACAGACCGGAGAAAATAAAATGGCAATAACAAAAGAAATAGTAGAAGATAAGATT